ACCCACATATCGGTCTGGATGTACTCAAGCATATGGCCAAGATGGATGGAACCATTGGCATAGGGCAGGGCGCTGGTGACGAGGATCTTGCGTGGCTCGGACATGGGGCTCGGCTACTTGATGAAACGGAGGTCGGCCACTATAAAGCGGCGGGAAATATATTTCACCCCGTGGCGCTGTTTCAGAATCTTCCGAACCTGCGAAAGCATGCCGTTACGCCGCTGGAACGGTTAGGATAGCCGCCTGTTTCAGTCAGTCTTTTTTCGGGAGTAGCCCATGAGCGCCGTCAATCGCGCAGCGGTGGAAGCCGTGCTTCGCCAGTACACCGACCCCTATTTGAACCAGGACCCGGTCAGTGCCGGCTGTGTACGTTCCATCGACGTCCAGGGCGACCAGGTGTCGGTCCAGTTGGAACTGGGTTACGCCGCCGGCCTGTTCAAGAGCGGTTGGGCGCAGATGTTGCAAATGGCCATCGAGAGCTTGGACGGCGTGCGTTCGGCCAAGGTCGACATCCAGTGTGTGATCGCCGCGCACAAGGCCCAGGCGCAAATCCCAGGGCTGGCCAACGTCAAGAACGTGGTGGCTGTGGCCTCCGGCAAGGGCGGCGTGGGCAAATCCACCACGGCGGCCAACCTGGCCCTGGCCCTGGCCCGCGAAGGCGCACGCGTGGGCATCCTTGATGCGGATATCTACGGCCCGAGCCAAGGCGTGATGTTTGGCATCGCCGAGGGCACGCGGCCGAAGGTCAAGGACCAGAAGTGGTTTGTGCCGATCGCGTCCCTGGGTGTGGAAGTGATGTCGATGGCCTTCCTCACCGATGACAACACGCCGATGGTCTGGCGCGGGCCAATGGTCTCCGGCGCCTTGCTGCAACTGGTCACCCAGACCGCCTGGGGCGACTTGGACTATCTGGTGATCGACATGCCGCCAGGCACGGGCGATATCCAACTGACCCTGGCACAGAAAGTCCCGGTGGCTGGCTCGGTGATCGTCACCACGCCCCAGGACCTGGCATTGCTCGACGCAAGAAAAGGCGTGGAGATGTTCCGCAAGGTCAATATCCCGGTGCTGGGCGTGGTGGAGAACATGGCGGTGCACATCTGCTCCAACTGCGGCCACGCCGAGCACCTGTTCGGCGAAGGCGGTGGCGAGAAGCTGGCCACCCAGTACGGGGTGGAACTGCTGGCTTCATTGCCGCTGTCGATGGTGATTCGTGAGCAGGCTGACGGCGGCAAGCCGACTGTCGCGGCGGACCCTGATGGCCAGATCGCCATGGTCTATCAGGAATTGGCCCGCCATGTTGGCGCGCGTATCGTGCTGCAGGAAGCCGCTGCGCCGGCGATGCCGACCATCACCGTCAGCGACGACTGAGGGCATTGAAGGGAAAAAGCCTCGACGGTGTCGGGGCTTTTTCATGGCTGGACGGTGGTCAAGGCGGGTTTATTTCTCATTTACGCAATTGGTCGTGTAAGCATTTGCTTACTTTTTCGTAAGTGTTTGGTTTTTTTGCCCGCCAAGTACGTCCCAGTTCGTCGAGAGCGTTTTCTATCCTGTTGAAAAATAACAATTAATTATCGTCTGTTGAGCATGAAAGCCTGTCGGTCGCAGGAATGGATCCCGTTGAACTTCCTTTGGAACTCTCTAACATCAGCCCTGTGTCCACGGATTGGCACAGCCATCAAGGAACGATGGTTGAAGGAACGTCGCAGGATGCGACTCATCAGGATGATGAAAAGGAATACAGGGACTAGGGAAAAAATGTGGGCGGGTCATACCGCCCCTTTTTTTTGCCTGTAGGAAAGTGAAGCCGGCTTTCCAGAAACGCAAAAAGGCCCGCAAGGGGCCTTTTGGGAGGCGAGGCTATCAGCGCTCGAGGTCTGCAATCTTACCTTTTTTGCCATCCCACTCCGCTGCATCCGGCATCGGATCTTTGCGTTCAGTGATATTCGGCCAGATTTCCGCCAACTCGACGTTCAACTGAATGAATTCCTGCATCTCTGCCGGGACTTCGTCCTCGGAGAAAATAGCGACGGCCGGGCATTCAGGTTCACACAGGGCGCAATCAATGCACTCGTCCGGGTGGATGACCAGGAAGTTCGGGCCTTCGTAGAAGCAGTCCACCGGACATACTTCCACGCAGTCGGTGTACTTGCACTTGATGCAGTTGTCGGTAACGACGAAGGTCATTTCTAATTCTCTCCTCAGGCGGCGGCAGCGAAACCCTTTGTGGCAGGGCTCGCGAGGTTCGGGAGCGATAGTCTGCAGGCCAGGCTAATAACCCGCAGCATCCCAAACCGCGCGAGAGTCTACCAGCTTGCAAGCCTGTGCGTTATATCCGAACTTGCAGTGCATATAACATTTCGAGCGCTTTACGCGGCGTCAAGCCATCCAGGTCAAGCTTTGCCAACTCATCCAGCACCGGATGGGGCAGGCTGGCGAACATATCACTCTGGTGCGGCGCGCTCGGTTTGGCGTTGGTTTTGGCCGGGCTTGCTACCGGAATCTCATGGGGCAGGGCGGTTTCTTCCAGGCGGCTCAGGTGTTCGCGGGCACGGCTGATGACTTGTGCGGGAACCCCCGCCAACTGCGCCACGGCCAAGCCGTAACTCTGGCTCGCCGGCCCCGGCAGCACGTGGTGCAGGAACACGATGCGCTCGTTGTGCTCAGTGGCATTGAGGTGCACGTTGGCCACCAACGGCTCGCTTTCGGGCAATACCGTCAGCTCGAAATAGTGCGTGGCAAACAGCGTATAGGCGCGCAAATGCGCCAAACGCTCGGCTGCCGCCCATGCCAGCGACAGACCATCGAAGGTGCTGGTGCCGCGTCCCACTTCGTCCATCAGCACCAAACTGCGTTCGGTGGCGTTGTGCAGGATGTTGGCGGTTTCGCTCATTTCCACCATAAATGTCGAACGCCCACCGGCCAGGTCATCACTGGAACCGATCCGGGTGAAAATGCGGTCTACCAGCGACAACTCGCAACTGGCTGCCGGCACAAAGCTACCGATGTGCGCGAGCAACACGATCAAGGCGGTCTGGCGCATGTAGGTGGATTTACCACCCATGTTGGGACCGGTGATCACCAGCATGCGCGTGTCGTCATCCAGCGACAGGTCGTTGGCCACGAACGGCGTGGTCAACACCTGCTCCACCACCGGGTGACGCCCCTGCACGATACGCATGCACGGCTCACTGACAAACCGCGGGCAGTTCAGGTCAAGGTTCAGCGCACGCTCGGCCAGGTTGCTCAGCACATCCAGTTCCGCCAGGGCGGCGGCGGTGTCTTGCAGCGGCGCCAGGCGGCTGATCAGATCTTCGAGCAACGCTTCATACAGCATCTTTTCGCGCGCCAGGGCACGGCTCTTGGCCGACAGGGCCTTGTCTTCGAACTCTTTAAGCTCCGGCGTAATGAAACGCTCGGCGCCTTTAAGGGTTTGGCGACGCTGATAATCAATCGGCGCCGACTCGGCCTGTTTGCTCGGCAACTCAATAAAATAGCCGTGTACGCGGTTGTAGCCGACCTTCAAGTTGGCCAGGCCGGTGCGGGCTTTTTCGCGGGCTTCCAGGTCAATCAGGAACTGCCCGGCGTTTTCGCTCAGCGATTGCAGCTCGTCCAGCTCGCTGTCGTAACCGGTTTTAAGCACGCCGCCGTCACGGATAATCGCCGGCGGGTTGTCGATAATGGCTTTTTCCAGCAGCGCCGCGAGGTCCGGGTAAGTGCCGGCCGTTACGGCGAGTTGTTGCAGGTGCGGCGTGTCCAGTTCGGTCATGGCCACTTGCAGCTGCGGCAGCGCGCTCAACGCATCGCGCAGGCGCGCCAGGTCACGTGGCCGCGCATTGCGCAGGCCGATCCGCGCCAGAATGCGCTCGATATCACCGATTTCTTTAAGCTGCGGCTGCAGGTTCTCAAAGCGATAGCGATCCAGCAGGCAAGTAATAGAGGTCTGGCGCGCTTGCAGCACGGTCAAGTCGCGCAGTGGGCGGTTCAACCAACGGGTCAGCAAACGGCTGCCCATGGCCGTCTGGCAACGGTCGACCACCGATTGCAGCGTGTTATCGCGGCCACCGGCCAGGTTGGTGTCCAGCTCCAGGTTGCGACGGCTGGCGCCATCGAGCACCACAGTGTCATCCAGGCGCTCATGGCGCAGGCTGCGCAAATGCGGCAGGGCGGTGCGCTGGGTTTCCTTGGCATAGCTGAGCAAGCAACCGGCAGCGCCGATGGCCAGGGTCAAGGTCTCGCAGCCGAAGCCTTTAAGGTCCTGCACCGAGAACTGCTGGCACAGGCTTTTTAGCGCTGTATCGCGCTCAAAATCCCACGGCGCACGCCGCTTGGTCCCACGGCGTTTTTCCGCCGGCAGATCCTTTGGCCAATCATCCGGAATCAACAACTCCACCGGATTGATACGCTCCAGCTCCGCCAGCAGGTTCTCCCAGCCCTTGATCTCCAGCACGCTGAAGTTGCCGCTGGTGATATCCAGCACCGACAGGCCAAACAAACGCTCATCGCCCAACACCGCCGCGATCAGATTGTCACGACGCTCATCCAGCAACGCCTCATCACTCACCGTGCCCGGCGTGATAATGCGCACCACCTGACGTTCCACCGGCCCTTTGCTGGTCGCCGGGTCGCCGATCTGCTCACAGATCACTACCGACTCGCCCAGCTTCACCAGCTTGACCAGATAACCTTCCAACGAATGGTAAGGAATCCCACACATCGGAATCGACTGCCCCGCCGACTGCCCGCGCGCGGTCAGGGTGATGTCCAGCAGCTTGGCGGCCTTCTTCGCGTCTTCGTAGAAGATCTCGTAGAAATCGCCCATGCGATAGAACATCAACTGATCAGGGTGCTGGTTTTTGAGGCGCCAGTACTGCTGCATCATTGGAGTGTGGCTTGAAAGGTCTGTCATACGGGGCTTTCGGCTCTACCTGTCTATTTGACAATTCACATCTGTCTAATACTACAGGGATTTTTTAGGCATTGTCGGCGGCAGGCCCACGTTGATTTTGCGCAGGCGCAGATAACGTTGCGTCATCTTGGCGTCGGTGTGGCCGCCGAGCTTCTGTGCGTCGTTGCCCTGATCATCGGTGTCGGAAAGCGACTTGGCGCGCAGGTCGTGGAGGCTGGCATCCTCGACGCCGGCCTTCTTGCAACTGATCGCAAACGCATCTTTAACCGAGCTGTAGTGCACCGGCTTTCCTCCGCGTGGCGAGCAGAACAACGTGAGCCCGCGGATCTTCCGTGGAAGCGCCTTTGCCCGGGCCACCAGGTCCTCCAGGTCTGGCGTCATCTGCACCAGCAGCCTCGCGTTCGTCTTCTCCTGTTTGAATGCGATGCCCTCGGGGCTGATGTCGGCCAGCCGGATGGCCAGCACGTCACCGATGCGTTGACCGGTCAGGTAGCACATCTCGTAGATGACGCGCATGTTGTCGCTTGAGTTGGCGCAGATCGCCTGGAACTCGCCGTGGGTGATGTACCTGTCGCGCTTGTGCTCCAGGTGCCGCCGTACGCCGATGCATGGATTCGAATCGACGATCTGCTGCTCCAGGGCATACGTAAAAACCGCCCGAAGCACCGAGATCACCCGGTTTGACATGTTCGGCGTGTCCGCCATATGCAGTTTGAGCGCGACGACGTGCCGTTGAAGCACCTCGCGCGGCTCGAAGTCGGCGAAGTTTTCCTTCAATCGCTCGGCCGCTGCCTCGTATTGCTTCAGCGTGTTCGGCTTCAGCGCCGGCTTCGTCCTGGTGCGCATGTGCTCGAGCGCGTCGTCGATAAGCTTGGGCATCCCGCCCAGGCTGCGCTTGTCCAGTAGCATGGCGTATTCGGCGAGAGACGCCTGAAACTCGGTGCCGAGGCGCAACCATTTGCCCTTGCGGACCAAGTAGTACGCGCCGTGCTTCTGGTACATGCACGCCGGCAGATGCCGGTCCTTCTTGCGCGGTCGCATCTATCTCACCTCAGCACAGCCGCAACTCCGGCCCCTTCCTTGATTGAATACCACCCAGCCGCCCGATGACAACTTGGCGCAGCACCTTTGGGTGCCCATCACCACCTACCGCGAACCCGTATCGTTCGGCGGTCAGCCACTTTATCTGTGCCCCTGGCTTTTTGTATCCGGTCAGGTCGGCAACTTCCTCTGCTGTCAAAAACATACCTACCTCCCGCAGACCCTGCCGGGCCGCGCTATCTTGATCAATTTAATTCGGTGTCCTTGCCGCGCTGGGCGGCAGAAGGTGGGGTGGGGTTATTCGTCGTCGGAGTCAGGATCTTCATCATCGCCATGGCTGACGCTGATGGGCAGTTTGCCAAGGCGATCCATTGCCAGGACGAGCCCGATGCGCAAGCCCTTGGCCATATCTTTTGTCAGCATGATCTCGACTGGATCATCAATGCCCAGGGAAAGGGTCGTGCCTTCTTTGGAGTTGTCGGTAATGATCTGCAGTTGATCGGTCTGCCGTTTATGCCAGGCAAGCAGCGCTTCGATCATCTCGCCGACATCCTGCGTGGCGCCTACTGAGCCCTCCAGCGCGCCTTTGAGGAGTTTCTCCAGCGCCAATTTTTCATCTTCGGCGCGCTCGAGCTGGTCGTCGGCGGCGAACGGGCCGCCCACCATTGACCAACTGCTGGCGAATACCTGGGCTTGTTCCATGATGGCTTTGACAGTTTTCTCAGACATACGAATTCCTCGCCCGCCGTACACCGGCAGGCATATTGGGAAAAAAGGGGTTAGGCTGACAGCCTAAGAAGTTCACTAATGGACAGGTTTTTGCCATGCAAGAAGACGGCGGTCAGCTGCTGAAAGCAGCAAGTCATGTGCTTCAGTTCACGATGTTTCATTTGGTTAAAGAACTGCGGGATGCGGGGATCGAAGGCCAGATTCACGAACTGCCTTCTGAGTTAAAGTCCGCCCTTCTCGATGCGATCTTTGGTGGGATCTCAGAGATAAATTCCGACATTCAAGCTGCAAAGATTGAAGATTGGGACTCAAACTCAAAAGTATGGGCACTGCTTTTTATATTTGGTGAATCAAATAAAGGCGAGGCTCTTCTGGAGATCAGCAGAATTAACTCTGGAGAGGCGGGTGAAGAATTTGGGCTCTGTGGCATGTATGCCGCCAGGAGCTTAATTACAGCTCTTGAGTGCGGTGATACCGCAAGCGCCTGGCTCGATAGTTATGAGGGCATGTTTGCCGCAATGGCTCGACTGTCTAAAGCAATTGCCTGACGCTCCCGGCGCTCATGGCCTCGGTCCCTTGTAGATGAAGACGTAGGCGAACCAGAGGGTGGCGATCATGGCGTCACCTCGCGGCGTGCCCACCAGCAAACCGGGCCATCGTCCGTGTCGTGAATGGCCAGGCAGAACCAGCCTTCGCCGTCAGGCCGATCCGGCTCCCAATAACTGCAGTCCGGGTCGCCGGCTTCGAAGTAGCGCTCAGAGACCGCTTCGTCGCTGTGGTATTCGAGTGACACCATATTCACCTGCAAGCGCTGTGCAGCGACCCAGGCCTTGCACTTATCACCGTCGCCCTCGTCGAAGTCGGGCATATCTGGGTGAGCGAACATGCCGTATTCATCGCGCACGACTGGGGCTGGCTGGATCAATTTGATTTCTTCAGGCATGACTTCGTCCTTGCCGCTATAGCGGCTGACTTTGAAGGGGGAGGGGTTACTGGTTTTGCGTGTGGAGTACGGATGTACTCCTGCCGGGCTTTCAGTCATCGGTACCGGTGTAGGTGCGCCACGGAACCTTCACGCCGCTGACCAGAAAGCCCCAGTCACCACGCCACTTGCTGGTGATGAAGAGTGTGTAGACGCCGCCGGGCGATAGCTCGTCGATCCGGTGGTACTCGCCGTGGTTGAGCCGAGCGGTGTCGCCGGCGTGGCGGTCGATGTATTCGGTTGCCTGGGCGCCGGACGGTACGTTCAGACCTGAAAGCACAGGGTCATCGTGGTCGAGCAATCGCTGTTCCGTGTACCAGCCGCGCAGAATGATCGTGCGAGCGTTCCATGGATGGTCATGCAGATCCCGGTCTTCGTCGGGCCGCATAATGTGGTGCACCCGGAACGACCACGGGCACCACCACAGCGCTGGCTTGTGCGTGTCACGGGAGTAGGGGTTGAACAGCCACCAGCGGCCCATATACACCTCGGCGCCGTCGGCGGACATGATGTGAAGGTATGGGGTGCGCTGGGCGCGGGTGATGAGCCAGGCGGCAACCGCCGGGCGCGCAAGCAGCTTGGCGACCAGGCGCCAGAACAGGTTGATCATGGGGAATCCTTGCCGGGCCATGCCCAGGCGGTGTGGTGCTACGATGGCCCCTTCCTCTAAATGGGCAGGACCATGACAAAGCACGATATTTACGATGAGATCGAAGGCTTTCAGGTTTGGAACTACATGGAGTGCGACAAGGACGAGGAAGGCCGGGAGACCTGGCGTATCAACGTCGAGGTGAAGCGTGCTGGTGAGGTGGTGGTGCTGGTTGTTGCGGGTGACAGAACCTATGTTGACCGTGGACTGGCGCAGGTTGCTGGGCGTGAAGTTGGGGCCAGATTGATTGCTGATCAGGGCCTATAGGTTTTCTGTAGCCTCAACGAGGACTGCATAGGCATAATGCATGTTGGCATAAAGCCAGGGTGATAGGGCTAGGGAGAATGGGTATGGCTGGTTGGACACTGCCTGAGTTCAGTAGCGTGGCGGATGCCTTGTCGGTCGTGGGATTTGCCGTAACTTGCTGGGTTGCATGGCAGGCCAAAAATATACGCAGATATTTTTTTAATAGGGTACGAATTGGTGAGATTCTCCCGGAGTTGACAAAGGAAGCGGATGAACTTCTTTTGGCCCTTAAGGCCTGGGAGTCTACCAATGGCACTGGCCGAGAAACCTATATCGTCCTTGCCCGGCTAAAGGGGCGGCTGCTTAATTTAAAGCATAAAGTTGTGGCAGATGAGAAAAAAACTCTGGTTAGTCTGTTGGCAAAAATAGAGAAGAAAAAATTCTATGTCGTTGCTGGGAAGATTACAGATATTACTCAGGACGACGCGTGGGAAATCGCCACGGACTACGCGGGTATGATATCCCAGGTCGCCGGTGGGCATAAAGATTCAAGTTGGAGGCAGCAGTGAGTATGGAAGATAAAGCTTCTAAGCTATTAGGCCAGGTTTTACGAGCTACCTATAGTGGCTCAATCTCATGGCGCTTATCAAATGCACCTGTGAGTGTGACGCGGGCCACTGATAACTTTGTGCCGGTATTTCTTGAGGCGGATTATAAAGGAAATGTAATCGTCGTATACGAAGAGCGCTATAAGCACTGGACTGATGAGGAAAATTACACTTGGACCTCCGGAATTCGGTTTGGCCTTTATGTTGATGGAGCAGTAGTTGCTGAGTTTGTGAAATGGTCGCCTCTTTTACGGCAACTATACGAAGAGGCTAAAAAGAATGCCTCAGGCGTTGAGTCCATAATAGATAAAATGCTGGATTAAGCGGTACGCTTCCTTTGCCTCACTGGCTGGCGCGATTCGTTGATATGGGGTGTTAATATAAGCTTTTTAAGCTGAGTACAAAATTCGCTTAGGTTTTAGCGACTAAAATTTCGCAAGGAGTTTCAAAATGTCACTTTCGATTCGCGAAGCATCCCGATCAGCAGTCGGTGCGGTAACTGAGCTCTTCGACGAACAATCAATCTCCAATGTAATGTTTGAAGAGGTTGATAAGGACACCGCCGGTAACTGGTTGATAACCGTAGGTTTCGATAGGAAGCTTGAAAAATCACCAGTGGGTTTGGGTGGGATGCTGGGTGAGGCTTTCAGAACCGAGCGAAAGTATAAAGTTGTAAAGGTTGATCGCAGCGGCGAGGTGTTGTCGGTAAAAGACCGGCTGCTCGCTACCAAATGAAGCCGCGTGTTCTGATCGACACTAATCTTTTAATGCTACTTGTTGTGGGTTATTACGATGAAGATTTCGTTTCTGAACACAAAAGAACCAATAAATTCACGGCCGATGATTTTCATGTACTCGAAATATTGATCGAAGGCGCAAATATCGTGTTAACACCTAACGTGTTGACGGAAGCTAGTAATCTTCTATGGCAATGTTCGGAACCGCATAAATCTTTGATTAGGTCAAAACTCGCTCAAATTGCACATATTTGCGATGAGCAGTTTATTGCTAGCAGTGATGTGATTTCCTGCCCTGAGTTCATGAGCCTAGGCTTAACTGATGCCGGTATTCTGGCGCTCAAGAAGGTGTCAGGTCTAATTCTGACTCAAGATTTAGACCTGCATCTGGCAGCATTGGCCAGGGGGCTTGAAACCGAAAACTTCACTCACTATAGAAATCTTATTTAGCTCTTAGCTAAGGAGGGCCGACCTGCTGCAGATCGGCCCTTCTTGTTACTTCGGATCGAACGAGCCCAGCGACAAAACGGCAGCCCCACCGATTTTTTCCTGAAGCACGGCTTTGAACTCTTGCGCGATGTCTTCGCGCTGAACCTCTTCGCCAACCCAGCGCAGCTTGAGCACTGGCTGCGAACCGCTGGTAATGACCGACAGGCGCAGCGTGATGACTTGTTCAGTCAGACCTTCGAAAGGGATGGTGCTGAACTGCAGGGAAACCGGCAGGGTTTCCTTGCTGCGCGCCTCGATTTGATCCATGGCGCTGCGGCTGGCGCTGGTCTCACCCACGGTGGTTTCCGATTCGCTGGACGCTTTGATGGTGATGGTGCGCACGGCTGCAATGGCCTTGGCCACAGGGATGGCCTTACCTTCCTCATCAACCGGCGTCAGGTACTGGTGCCAGTCTTCGATCCAGTCGCTTAAGTCCTTCTGGCTGATGCCGCGTGCGCCGATTTGCTGGGCTGCGGTGTAGCCTGCGGTTGGCTTCAGCTTGAGGACGGCGCGGTCATCGGCGTGGCCGGGTTCGCCGGTGGTTCCCAGGTTGAATAGCAGGACACAGCTCATTGCGTCTTGGTCAATGAAGCCGCGCGCGCCAGGTTCTGCGCGTTCAACAACATAGGTGCCGAAATCTTCCAGCGAGTGGGTGCTGTAGGTGCCACGGAAGCGGCTACGGCCGCCCTGGAACTTCTCAAGATCGATGATCTTGGCTTCTTCCGATAGGACCACGGTAGGGATCAGCGTATCGAGCTTCTTGCCGGCGGCGTCCAGGGCATTGGCGTTGATGAGCTGGAGTGCGTCTTTGGTGAGTGACATCGTTTAATTCCTTGGATTGCGGAAGGGAGGGTTGAGCTGGGTAGATCAGGTGCGCTTGGGGATTGGTGCGTCGTCGCGGCTGAAAAGCTGATCATGCTTTTCCGCGAAGAGGGTTACGCGGCCGCCAGTGCCCACGTGCATTGGCGTGTCGAGAGTGGTGTTTTCGCTCCGGGTGCCGCGCTTCGTCGGCACCTTGTACTCAAGCTTGTGCTTGATCTTCACCTGGTGCGATTCGCCGATCTGGCTGAAATCCAGGGTTATCACCACCTTCCCGGCCTTGCCGTGGTCAACAACACCGGCGGCTACTTCGGAAAGGGCGTGGCCGATTTGGCTGGCAAAAGCGCCGCCGTTGAGTTCTTCGAGGAACTCGGCTGTATCGGTTGCGGTGGACATGGCTGATTCTCCGGGATGGCCAAAAGGCCGCTTGGTGGAAGATGGAATTGCGATTGACGAAGGCGCTGTCGCACCTGGTTGCTGATACGCTTCATGGGGTGTCGGCGAACTTGAAGCCGTTCTCCCTGGCGATGAGCCGGGCGCGCTTGTGGTCAATGCCGATCGCTGCAGCGGCCTTATTGATTGATATGCCGCGCTCTGCCAGTTGCTTTAGCCCTGGTGCAAGCCTGTCGCGTTCGGCGCGCAGCCTGCTGCTGTGCCCACCACCGTAGGTGCCGTCCTTCACGCCCGTGACGCCTTGGGCGATCTCTTGCACACCCTTACCTGCGCCGAAGAACGCGTCCATCTGGCGATGCAGGTCCGCGATCACCGCGTCTTTGGGGTTGGGTATTGGCGCGCCGATCATTGCGCACCGCCTGATAGGGTCACCTTGACGCCGTCAGCTCGCGATTCTAGTGCCTGGGCCAAGTTGCTTGCTTCCTTCCAGGTCCAGCGAAAGCCCTTCACCTTGCCGGTGGCTCGCTCAACGATGTGATACGCGTTGCCGACGTTCTTTATCTGGAAGCGAATCTGTTGCACTGGCTGCTCCTTGCCGATCAAGGCGTAGAACTTGGCGGTGGCAATACGGGAGCGCACACGAAGGGCCGCAACCCCGTCTACGCGCTGTTGAATTGATGCGTGCATGGCGAATACCTCAGTGGGTTGCGTTTATTCGTCAGCACCCTGACCGCCTGCCGGTTGCCGTTGGGCGCAGGGGAGGGTGCTGACGGGTAAAGGCAAGGCGTAAAAAAGCCCGACCTGAGCCGGGCTTTCGTTGCGTTACATAGACCTCCCTATGTCACGCGGGGTGGCGGTTGAGCGCCCGGGTTTATTCGTGCATGGGTGAAAATCCTCCGTTGTTCGCTCACTGGGCAGGCAGTGGCCACCTTATGGATTAGGCCAGTAGCACCGGCTGTTCGGCGCGACGCACCATCCTGACTTGCGCTGTTCTGCGTTCCGGCACCCGGCGGTCACGACGCATCGACTCGTCACCGATCATTGCGTGCATGCTGATCAGCGCCGCCAGGACAAAGCACATCGGTGAGATGATCTGGCGGCGCATGGCCTCGGCGATCATCGCGGTCTGGCGGGTCACGCCAAGCTTGAACATCGCGCAGGAAAGTCGCTTGGCTACGGTGCAGGCCGCCACGTCGAACTGACGGGCAATCTCTTTGGCCGTCATGCCCTGGGCGGCGCCGAGTAGGTACTGCAATTCTTTTGGCGCAAGGCCACGTCCGAGGTGACCCTTCCATGCGCCGCTGATGATTTCGTCCATCGCTTTGACTCCCGGTTGGTTTCCGAAAGCGCCCGATACAGGCGCTGACGTGAAAGCTTCTGGTGTCGCTTGCCGGCTTCCCGCTACTGGCGCTGCCGCCGGCCCCATCAAATTGTCTCTCCAGCCGCGGGCCTTTCGGCTTGTTCTCCCGCTGGATAACTCGTCTTGGTGTTTTACGCTGCACACCCGGGTCAGTTGCCAACCCTTTGAACCGTTGAGGCCGGTTCATCGCTGCCTTCCATCTGGCCGGTTGTTATCCGGCGATGGGGCAAATTTAGCCTCAAGCTAAATAATCGTCAATAGCTCAAAGCTAAATAAATTTAGCTTCCTGCAAAAAAACCCGCTCAAGGCGGGCTCGTTTGTTTAGCTGGGCAAACTATCTGGCGTACATTCCCCACCAAAAGACATGGCCGAGGATGCTTATCTGCTCGTCCTGCAGTTGCTGGTAGGTGTAGTCCTCATCGGGATGTTCATCCCGGTTAAAGCTGCGCATGCGCATGCCTGTAGGCAGCCGGTAAAGCTGTTTTACGCGCAATTGGCCGTTGTGATTTATTGCATAAAGATCACCATCGACAACGTCTGCCAGGCCGGTGCTGGCAATATTTACACCCACAATTGCGCCATCCCTCAGCACTGGGAGCATGCTGTTCCCGCGGACAGTGACGCATCTGGCCTTGTCGAATTGCACACCATTTTGCCGCAGGCTGCGCTTGTCAAATCGGAGGCTGGACTTCTCGCCTTCCTCGATTACAAAGCGTCCTGAGCCCGCGGCAAGCTCCACCTCGCGCAAATACGGCACTGCTATCTCGTCAGTGTCTACCGGTGTGCGTTCGTCCCATAGGCGCATCTCGTTCAATTCTGAATGATCAGAGTTTTCGCTCTGCTTTTGCCCATGGGCGTCAGCTTGCAGCGAGTCGAACCAGCCGGATTTCAAGCCTTCTAGGCGCTCTATGCGTCGCGCAACCTCATCGCCGAGATTCTTGGGCGTCTTATCTGAAAGAACTTGGCTCAAGTGAGCAGGGCTCATTTCCCATCGTGCCGCACACGATGCTTTCTTCTGCTTTCCGATCAGGGTTCGCAGATTTCGCTTTCTGATTTCGTAGATGTCCATGCACGAAAGGTTGCCACCATTTAGCGCATTGCTAAATATGCCCACAGCTAAATTATCCTTGCTGAAAATATAGCCCTAAGCTAAATTCCTCTCCATATTAAACGGAGAGGCACCTATGAATGACCACCTGCGTGGATGGCTCGCCCGCAAGACCGCCGAGGAGCGTGAGTTAACCGCAAAGAAGGCGGGGACCACTGTTGGCCATCTCCGGCAGTTAGCAGGCGGACACCGGCAAGCTTCTGCTGACCTTGCTGAGCGCCTTCAGGATGCTTCAGCGGGCGAGATAACCATCGCCGGGCTAAGGCCCGACCTCGTACCGCTTGCTCACAAGGTATTGCTCGGGGCCGCCTGACTACAGACCAATTATCCGTCTGAAAACGATGCGACATCAGTGTTCTGGATTAGCTGTTAATTCATCCAGTACCAAAATCGCAGACATAAAAAAACCGCCTGGCAGGGCGGCTTAGTACAGCGTTATCTCGAGGTGAATAATGATCAATAACACCCCCGCAGTCAATAGTTCAGGCGATGTCGCGACACTTACCACTGCACCTGAGAAGGTGTCTCGACACCGTTCCGCAATTCAATCCGCCGCGATGGATGCAGCCCTCCTGGTTGGCGTCCAGTACTCGCACGAATCCAAGTCTCAATTCCGCCGGGAATGCCTCGATTGCTTGAAGGCATCTCTGGTACCTGCCCAGGATGTTTCCGCATGAGCACCATCATCATGAGCCTGTGCTGGCCGCTGCAAGGCATGAGTGGCCCGCAGAAGGCTGTTCTGATATCGCTTGCTGACAATGCAAACGACGAGGGGGTCTGCTGGCCATCCGTCGCGCGTATTGCCGAGCGCACTTGCCTTGCCGAAAGAACCGTTCAGGGCGCGATAAAGTGGTTAGGGCAAGCAAGCATCTTGTCTGTCCGTGAACGGATGGGGCGCTCAACTATGTACACCCTTACCCCGGCAGCATATGCACCCCCGCAAGAAATGCACCCCGCAGCAGATGCACCACCACCCCCGCAGCTCACGACAAAAACCCCCGCAGCAGCTGCACCCAGAACCGTAATAGAACCATCAAGTGAACCGTCACAGGATGGCAACCGCGTTCCGCGATCGCCGTCTTGCCCGGTTCAGGACATCGTTGATTTGTTCAACAAGCTGCTCACTCCATCGCTGCCCGCGGTTGTTCTCGTATCCGACACCCGCAAAAAACAACTCCGTGCCCGCTGGAACCAAAGTGAGGTTCACCAGTGCCTGGATTTCTGGGTTGAATACTTCGGCATCGTTGCCCAGTCGGACTTCTTGATGGGCCGCGCGACCGGAAAGCCTGGCTCCACTCCATTCCGTGCCACGTTCGATTTCTTGATCGCGCCGTCCAGTTTCGTCAAGGTTGTGGAGGGGAATTACAATGCGTGACCCCTACAGCCTCGAAGCCGAACACGGTGTGTTGGGGGCAATGTTCCTGCGCCCCGAGCTGATCGACTTGCTCAGCGCTGACCTGGCCGTCGAAGATTTCTACTACGAAGACAACGCCGCAATCTATCGCGGCATTCTGGATCTACACGGCGCCGGCCAGCCGGTGGACATCGTGACTATCGGCGCGCGCATCGGCGCCTTGGCTTGCGGTTCTCCCGCCTTCGCTTACGCCGCAGAAATCGCTCGTAACACCCCAAGCGTTGCGAACGCTGCCTCATACGCCGGAACCGTTCGCGAGCGAAGCCTGGATAGATCACTGATCGCACTGAGCGTGCGGATCAATGATATTGCTTATGGTGACCAGCCCACGGTCGACAAGGTCGCAGCGGTGCAGGCGGAAGCCCAGGCGGTCGACAGCCAGTCGGCCACGTCCGAAGTGATCAAGGCTGAGGATATTCTGGATGACTACATCGAGGTGCTTCAGGCCCGAGCTGATCGTGGTGACGAAATTGATGGCCTATCCACCGGCATTCCCGATCTAGACGAGAAGCTGCAAGGGTTGAAGCCTGGCCAATTGATCATCATCGCCGGTCGCCCAGCCATGGGCAAAACCACCCTGGCCATGAATATCGCGTCGAATGCCGCAATTCGTGAGGGCAAGAGCGTGATGGCGTTCAGCCTCGAAATGGATAACACCGGCCTGATGGACCGCTTTATGGCGTCCGAAGGGCGCATTCCGCTGCAACTGATCAAGAACGGCAAGGCTCCGCACAGCCACGGCGCCGAGTTGATGAGCGCCGCCGGGAAACTCAAGCATTCCAGTCTGTACCTGTCGGACCGCGCATCGATGTCGATGAATCGAATGCGTGCTGCTGCGCGCCGGCACAAGCGCCGGTACGGCCTGGATTTGATGGTGATCGATTACCTGCAGTTGGTCGACTCCGATTCGCGCACCTTCAGCCGAGAGCAGGAAGTCAGCCACATGACCCGCACTGCGAAGCTAATGGCGCGTGAGCTGGGCATTCCGGTGATCTTGCTCAGCCAGCTCTCGCGGGAGTGCGAAAAGCGCCCTAACAAACGCCCCATGTGTTCAGACCTGCGCGAATCCGGCGCCATTGAGCAAGATGCCGACATCATCATTTTCGTGTATCGCGACGAGGTCTACCACGAACACTCCGAAGCGAAGGGCATTGCCGAAATCATCATTGGCAAAGGCCGAGATATCGCCGGCGGTACCGTCCGCGCCGCCTTCCTAGGTCAGTACAGCCGCTTCGAACAGCTTGCGGCGGGTTGGGTAGAGCCACCCAAGGCGGCAAAGGTCACCAGCATGGCCGATCGCTACAGAAACAAGGAAACCTCCTGATGCCATTCAGACACTTTGCCGTCCCAGACGCCACTTTGTACCGCTATGCGGTGCACTGCTGCTCTTTCAAATACGACCTGGGCGGCACGCCCGACCATGCGTTGGCTCTGTTTGCCGATGAGGCCATGGCCAAGCGGTATGGCGCCTGGATGTGGCCCAACACTTTCGAGGTCGTAGATCTCCAGGCCCCCAAGGAGGTCAATGCTTGAACACTCAAATAAAAACCCTGACGGTGAAGCTGTCGGATGCCGAGATTGCCCGCAATGCCAAGCTTGAGCATGTGCGTGACCTGCGGGACGCCAGTCACCCGGCTCTCCACTTCCGCTTCGCCAAAAACCGAACGCGTGGCTCCTGGTACCTGCTCCACAAGCGAAAATGGTACCGCATCGGCGCCTTTCCTGATCTGAACACCAAGCAGGTGATCGCGGCGCTGCCGGCGGTGCGCCTTCGGGTTGCTGCCGCCGGCGCGGCCAGCGTCTCGGGCTGGGTGACCGTGGGCGAGTTGCTCGACTGGTTTGGTAATCGGATGGCCAAGTCCCGTGCGCTGTCCGAAAAACGCCGAGCCGCGATCAAGTCCGCGATCAGCTGCCAGCTCAAACCACGCCTGGATGATTTGCTAATCAGCGACGTCAACGCCCAGACCTTGGACAAGCTGCTGATGTGGCCGGCCCAGGCGGAGCTGTCGCTGTCGTACGTTCAGCAACTGTTCCGCCTTGTCGCCATGGCCTTCCGTCAGGCGCGAAAGCTTGACCTGATCCCCGTCAATCCCGTGGCAGAACTCAAATTTAGTCAGTTCACCACGGCGCGCATCCAGCCCAAGCCTGCCCGCCTGCGCGATGTCCAACTACCCGATCTGGTGATGTTGCTGGCCGACAGTTTCGACAGCTCACCAGGTGACGCGATGCTGGCCCTGATGATGCTGTGCCACGGCACCCGGATCGGCGAAACACGCCAGTCGCGCTGGGCTGATATCGCGCTGCCGGAACGGGAGTGGTTCTTGCCCGCCGAACACACCAAGACGAAGACCGAACTGCGCGTGCCGCTGACCGACCAAGTGTACGCACTGCTGCGCCGCTACCGTGACCGCCAGACCGCCCAGGGATATGAAGGGGCCTTCCTGTTCCCATCACGTCGTGGAAAACCGCTGAGCGATAACCAGGCGAGCGCGGTATTCACGCGGCTAGGGCAGGGCGCTTGGACCAGCCACGACCTACGCAAGGTGGCCCGTACTGCCTGGACTGACCTCGGCGTCGACGGCCATATCGGCGAGATGCTGCTCAACCACTCGCTCGGCAAGATCGCCTCCACCTACATCAACACTCAGGCCAAAGAGCAGCGCCGATTGGCATTGGTGAAGTGGCACAACTGGTTAGATGAACGGGGCTTCAAGGCGATTCACGCGCAGACAGGCGTTAGATATGAAGATTCGCAAAACATCGTAGACGCCTTGAACGGCGGGGCGTGCGAGCCAGAACCACAATTTGTTAAGGGCGAGGTTTAAAAATGATGAAAAAGAGCAGTGGCCCCGCCTTTGTGCGTTGCCTGATACCAATGGCCGAGTGCCCCTCATGCCATGGTGCCGGACTGATCCGCGGCGTTTTCCATCAGCTCGAATGCATGGGCTGTCACTCTTCTGGTTTCGTTCACGCGGAGACGCTTGAGCCTCTTCTGATGCAAGACCTGGTGATCCAATTGGGGCTGAAACTGCGGAGCGTGCGGGCCGTGGTGAAGTCGTTGGAGCGCGGGTCTATTCATCGAGGTGAGGATGCTCAGTACAACCAGAACAACCGCCGTGGCCCTGGTGCCACCAACTTCACAGGGGATTGAGCCATGGCCTTCACACCGAGCTTTAAAGAACGCACTGCCGAGGATCTGCTGGAGCATTGGGGCCGCTGGGTTGTGCTGGGCTCTGGCGTGTCGTGCTGCGCGTCACGCGAGAACACCATACTGTCGCCCATGATCACTGACGACGACGCGCTGATGATCGACGGGTTGATGGGCCGGCTGCTCAAGCGCTACCCCGAATGCGGTCAGGTACTGATGAAGTACTACACCACCCGCGACAGTTCGCTGATGGAGGTTGGCAAGAAGATGGGCTTCGGCGAAGAGAAGACTCGCGGGCTATGGAAGGCAGGAATAGCCTGGATTGATGGGGCTTTAGATATTCGTCGTCAGGCTGCTTGACAGCCCCGGTCCCTGCATATAGATTTCAGTTACTTTGCGGTTTTTCCGCGAGCAAAGCCCGACCCTAGAGTTGGGCTTTTTGCTTTCTACAGTTCATCGAGCCTCGGCATTTGCCGGGGCTTTTTCGTTTTCGGCTCCACCACACCCATTGCTCTGAGCTGGGAGTGCTGCTGGAGCAAGTATGACCTGCCCAAGAACGCCGCCAACCTGCTCCAGTTTATGCAGGCAGAGCTTGAGCGGGTGCCGAAACAGTATCGACACGCCGCCGAGTTCGAAGAGTTCGATACGAGCTACGGTGATGAGTCGTTCAATGCTCGCCTGTTCCTTAGCTACGCCCGACTTGAAACCGAGGAAGAGCTGGCTGATCGCCTGGCAAAGGCGAAAGTGGCCGGCACGCGGGTCAGTATCAAGAATGGCCTTTTGACCATCAGCCATGATGGTGTTGTGCGGTGCAAGATTGGCAATCTGAACCAGCCTGAGCCAGAGCAGTTCCGGGAAGTGATTCGCGCCGAGCTTAAGCCGGGCGGTCTGCTCCACCGCTCCCGCTAATCCATTCCTTCACTCCCTAACCGGGAGGATATCGAGATGTCGAACATGCCAGATAAGCCAGACACCTGGGCATTGATGCTTGCGTGGCTGAGCCAGCATGCGCCGATCCTTTACCCGGCCGGGCTGTCCTTCGCCATGGCCGTGCTGCGTATCACCTACGGTGGTGGGTCGCGCCGCCAGATGCTTGTGGAGGGCGTGCTGTGTGGTGGTCTGACCCTGACCATCATCAGCGGCCTGGAGTTCTTCGGCCTGCCGCAGAGCATGGCCACGTTCGTGGGCGGCTGGGTCGGATTCCTGGGTGTAGAGAAGATCCGGTCGATTGCTGATCGTGTCACGGACTTTAAGCTGCCCAGCCGTAAGGTGGAGTGATGGCTAGCACATCTGCCTGGCACCACCTCTACAAGACGAAGGAGTGGTACCGGCTCAGATGGAGCCAGCTCCAGGCAGAGCCGCTGTGCCGTCGCGGCGCCTCACAGGGCCGTGTGGTAGCCGCCAATATTGCTGACCACATCAAGCCACACCGTGGCGACGTGACGCTGTTCTTTGACGCGACGAACCTGCAAAGCCTCTGCAAACTTTGCCATGACAGCGCGAAGCAGCGAGAGGAGAAGTCGGGCGTAGTGGGCGGGTGTGACGTCAATGGGCTGCCCATCGACCCGAACCATCACTGGAATCGTTCGAAGCCTCGGAAATGAGAATGGTTTCACGGTTCGCGCACCGTTTTGGTGTGGCACGCCACTGCCCCTAGGGGGAGGGTGAAAAGTTCGGATTTTCGCTGCATAGGACCGCCCTCGACCCTCTTTACGCAAAAAGCCAGAATTGGAGAGTTTTTTTTGAAGGGACGAACCCCCGCTCCTACGACCCAGAAAAAGGTCACTGGTACGTTGCGTACCAGTCGGGAAAACAAGCGGGAGCCGCAGCTCGCAGTCGCATCATACCAGTCGCCACCCTCAACGATGACGGCCGATGGACAGGCTGTGTGGAAAATATTCTGCCCGCTCGCCACGTCCATGGGCGTGCTGACTGAGGCCGATCTTCAAACCCTCGAGCGGCTGTGCGAAGTCGCCGCCGAGGTCCGCCGCTTGACCAAAGTTATTTCCGAAGAGGGCCATACCTATTCGACCGACGCCGGGCTGATAAAAGCGCATCCGGCAGTCGCGATGGCGGCTGACGCCGACCGCCGGTTGCTCTCTTACCTTACCCATTTCGGCATGACACCCGCCGCCCGATCCAAGGTCCAGGCCATTGGCGAACCTCCAAGCAAAGACCCGGAAGACGAGTTCTTCAATTGAGGTCAAGAAGGTTTCCTATGCGGTCGACCCAGTAACGGCCTGGTCTCAAGAGGTTTACTCCGGCAAAGTGCTGGCCGGTCCTGATATTCGCAACGCCTGTGGTCGCCATCTGCGCGATCTGGAAGACGGGCCGAAGCGTGGGCTGACTTGGGATCTCGAAAAAGCCAACCGGGCTATCCGCTATTTCAAGACAGTGCTCAAGCTCAACGGTGGCGAGCACGAAGGTCAGCCGTTCATTCTGCTGCCTTGGCAGGCGTTTATCGTCGGCTCGATCTTTGGTTGGATGGCGCCGGATGGGTTCCGCCGGTTCCGTACCGTGTACATCGAATCGGGGAAGGGCTCCGGCAAGTCGCCTCTGGCAGCAGGTATCGGTCTCTACTGCCTGACCTCAGACAACGAGCCGCGCGCCGAGGTGTATGCCGCCGCGACGAAGCGCGACCAGGCAATGATCCTGTTCCGCGATGCGGTGGCGATGGTTGATCAGTCGCCGTCGCTGATGAAGAAAATCAAGAAGTCAGGCCGTGATGAGAAGGTCTGGAACCTGGCCTACCTGGCAACCGGATCGTTCTTCCGCCCGATCAGTTCCGACGATGGGCAGTCCGGCCCGCGTCCTCACTGCGCACTGATCGACGAAGTTCACGAACACAAGAACAACAAGACCGTCGAGTTTATGCGGGCGGGCACCAAGGGCCGGCGCCAAGCGCTGATCCTGATGATCACCAACAGCGGTCACGACCGTAACTCGGTTTGCTACAGCTACCACCAGCTCGGCGTGAACGTCTGTGAGGCCGGCGCCAAGGGCGTGACAAAGCGACATCGCCACTTCAACGACGGTTTCTTCTCATTCATCTGCTCCCTGGATAAGGGTGATGACCCTTTCAAGGATGAGAAGTGCTGGGGCAAAGCCAACCCATCGCTAGGCCACACGTTCCAGCCCAAGTATCTGCGCGAGCAGGTGACCGACGCGAAGGGCATGCCCGCCAAGGCGAGCACTGTTCGTCGCCTGAACTTCTGTCAGTGGGTAGATGCAGCAAACCCATGGGTCGATATCGACACATGGCTATCTTGCTGCGCGAAGTTCGACCCCGAGAAGTTGGCCGGTGAGATCTGCTACGGGGGGCTCGACCTTTCCGGCAAGCGAGACCTCACGGCGCTGAATCTGTATTTCCCCGAGCAGGGTAAATCCATCGCTGAGTTCTGGACACCCAAGGACACGCTGCTTGACCGCGCCGCGATTGACGGCGTGCCGTATGACATCTGGCTTGAGGATGGCCATATCCACGCGCCGCCAGGGAAGGCAATTAACTATGCCTTCGTCGCAAAGCGGCTGGGCGAGCTTGCAGCGAAGTACGAAATAAAGGCGCTGGCTTTTGACCCGTACCACATGACCTACCTGGAAGTGGAGCTTGAGGCGCAGGGCATCGAACTGAACCTGGTGCCCCACGGCCAGGGTTTCCGCCCGGCGCGGGAGTCGAACCTCTGGATGACTCACTCTATTGACCTGGTGGAGGACTTGATCCTCACCGGCCAGATCCAGGTGCTGGCCAACCCATGCCTGACTTGGAACGTCGCTTCCGCTGTGATGGAAGCCGACGCCCAGGAAAATAGAATCTTCTCTAAGCGCAAAAAGACCGGTCGGATTGACGGGGCTGTCGCTATGGCCATGGCCGTGGGAGCAGCGAACGCTACAGAGAAGGTTGCCGAAAGCCTTTCTGATCACATCACAAAACACGGAATTCGAACCCTATGACCGACGAAATCAAGCCGCCAAAGCTGGAGGCGCTGAAGGAGGCTGCCCCCGATCTCGTCGGCGTCCTTGGTTTGGCCTTGCTGACGAGGGGTCTTTGGGCGTGGATGGGCGAGCCGCTGGCCCTGACCGTCTGCGGGGCGCTGCTGATCACATTGTCCGTCGTCTCTATTTTGCGAGGTGGCCGCTGATGCTTCGTGCAATGCTTGGACGGAAAAGTGGCACCCAGGTCATCGATACGCCGGAGAAGCTGGCTCAGGCATTGGGCACGGGTTATGAAAGCAACGCGGGCCAGCGCGTTACCACCACCAGCGCCATGCAGCAATTGGTTGTATTCAACTGCGTGCGAGTGCTGGCCGAGTCGATGGGGATGCTGCCTTGCCGCCTGCTAAAGCAAACCGGGCGGGTCCGACTGCCGGCGACGGCTCACCGGCTCTATCCGCTGATTACCATGGCCCCCAACAGCTACATGACTGCTCAGGAGTTTTGGGAAATGTTGGTGGCGTGTCTGTGTCTTCGTGGCAACTTCTTTGCCTACAAGGTGAAGGCGCTGGGCAATGTGGTTGAGCTTCTACCGCTCAACCCGGACATCGTCACCCCAAAGCTCAAGGACGACTGGACAGTTGAGTACACCGTCAACTTCAAGTCAGGTACGAAAACGCTCACCCAGGATGATATCTGGCATGTTCGGCTCTTCACGCTGGACGGCCTCAATGGATTGAACCCGATTGCTTATGCTCGGCAGGCCTTGGGCCTCGGGCAGGCGATGGACGCTCATGCCGCCAAGCTCTTCACCAACGGGGCGGTAACCAGCGGTGTTCTGCGGACTGAGCAGCAACTCTCCGACGAGGCTTTTGGTCGACTGAAGACTGAGTTTCAGGGCGAGCACATGGGCGTGGCCAACGCCTATAAGCCAATGATCTTGGAGATGGGCTTGGACTGGAAGCCAATCAGCCTGAGCGCCCAAGACACCCAGTTCATCGAATCCAAGAAGCTGACCGAGGCGCAGATCTGCGGATTGTTCCGCGTGCCGCCTCACCTGGTGGCCAGCATGGAAAAGATGACGCTCAACAACATCGAACACATGGGCATGAGTTTCGTGAACTACTCGCTGGTTCCGATCATGACCCGTATCGAGCACCGCATTCAGGTCGGCCTTCTCAGCGAGAAAGACCGCCTGACTCACTACGCCAAATTCAATGCCGGCGCGCTGATGCGCGGAGACCTTAAAGGCCGGTACGAATCCTACGGCAAGGGCATCCAGTGGGGGATTTTGAGTCCCAACGACTGCCGTGAACTTGAAGACGAAAACCCCCGCGAGGGTGGTGACATTTACCTCACCCCAATGAACATGACTACTAAACCAGAGGCTGCCGACGATGCAGACAAAACAGCGTCTTGACGTGCCGCTGACCCTTAAGT